GTGTGATGGTGCTCCACCACGTATCAGAACAGTCAGAGTATGGGTCACCTAGTAACCCACCTCATCGCAGAGCAATTCACGGAAAGGTCAGTCAGTTACCTGCACTGATACTTACATTGGGCTATGACCCATCACAAGGAATACTCAAGGTAGCACCAGTTAAGAATCGCTTTGGAGAACACACTGCTGACGGCAGCAAATATGCACAGCTACTGGTAAACTACGCAGCAGTACAGATCTCAGATCAAAATGAGTTCGGTTGGATGTTACGCAAAGATACAATCGCAGGATACCAAGGAGGATACAATGTCTGAACAGTTATCAAATAAGTACCGAGATAACATCAAGGTAGATGGGTTGCGTGCAGAACTTGATGCCATCAAGGTAGACCTAACCAACTTCGTTGGTGCGTTGCTGCAATCTGGTGTTGTCGAGTTAGTTAAAGATGAAGAAGGCAACATCATCTACAAGATCAACAAGGTTGTATTGGTAGATGAGCAGCCCGAAGTATAACAAAGCTAAAGGTGCTGCCTTTGAGATTGATGTAATGAAATGGTTTCGTGGTCTTGGTGTGCTGGCAGAACGATTACGGCTGGCAGGCAAGGACGACGAAGGGGATCTAGTGTGTGTGATATCGGGGAAGACATACGTACTAGAACTCAAGAACACTGCCAAGCTCAGCCTGCCTGAGTTTTGGAGACAAGCACAAGTTGAGGCGCTTAACTATGCTAAGGCTAGAGGTCTTGGGGAAGTCCCTCTGTCTTACGTGGTAGTTAAGCGTCGCAACGCATCAATAGATCAAGCCTGGGTCATTCAGGACCTAGCACAATGGTTAAAGGAGAAGCAGTAATGGCTGTTGCCATTAGAACTCTTCGTCGTAGACGGCGTACTGCACAACGCGGTAAGTCGATGAGTCAATCCCAGAGATGGGGAAAGGTAGTAACAACAATGCCAGTACCAGGTGGAGAAATCACAACAACAGAGATACTAGTACCAGTAGTAGAAGAAGTAGTTGAAACAACAGAGGAGGAAACAAAAGATGAAGCCTAATCAGTTTGCACACATTATCGCAGACCTTTTAATTGATCCAGAAGATCCAGATAACCCACACCCAGAACATAATGCCTACAACTGGGGTTTAATTGATGCTCAAAGAGCATTGCAAGGTGTATCAGTAGATGTTATTAAGGAACACAGACCGAAATGATTTGCCAGAACTGTCATAAGGCAGGAGAAGAGAACACTCTTACTCACTACAAGCGTTCAGCTCAATGGCACGATAAGTGTGATGATAAGGGGTGTGTATGCCAGCACAAGACTGGTCCAGGGTACGTAAAGCGGGACGGTACAAAGGTTCCGTTGATGCAAACTCAATCCCCATAGGTCCTATTGTCCAGCACTTCGGTGGTGAAGTAAGAGAAGGTAAGAGCGCATCAGTTAGATGCTGCCTACATAGCGACAGTCGCAGGTCTGCTGTTATGAATACCTACGACAACCTGTACTTCTGCCATACCTGCGGTAAGGGTGGCAACGCAGCTAACCTTGTATGTATCTTAGAGAACTTGGAGTTTAATGATGGGCTTAAACGGGCAGTCGAAATTGCTACTGGAAGCGGCGCAGCAATACGCACAGGCAATAAGTCCAGAGGCTCTAGCCGTACTAAGCGCACGTGGGATCTCTGAAGAGACAGCAGGACTGTTCCAACTAGGAACCATTACCAACCCAATCAATGGTCACGAGATGTATGAAGGGTGGCTATCCATCCCATACATCACAGCATCTGGTGGTTGTGTTGGCTTTAAGTTTAGAAGATTAGATGATGCCAAGCCTAAGTATGGATCTCCTACTGGGCAGAAGGCACACCTGTATAACGTATGTGACATCACTGTTGACTCACCTTACATAGTTGTATGCGAAGGTGAACTAGATGCCATAGTTACCAGTGGAGAACTTGGGATACCAGCAGTGGGAGTACCAGGCGTAGCAGCGTGGAAGCCACACTTTCCTAAGCTCTTTGCAGGGTACGAAACTATCTATGTTGTCGGAGACAACGACATCAAAGAGGATGGGTCTAACCCAGGTGCAGAGTTTGCAAAGCGCGTGGCGAACGAGGTAATGAACTCACAAATTGTTACACTACCACCAGGTATGGACATCAATGATTACTACTTGGCTAATGGGATTGATGCTACAAGGAAGTTACTGATAGGGGAGTCAAATGTATGACAATGACAAGGCAAGAGTGGGACACGATGATACAGACTTTGCAGCATTTGGGCTTTCACATCTTAGAGATCAATATGGAAACAGAGACAATACTCTTGCGCCCTATACCGACAAGGTAAATGATGCTTTCATTGCTGATGTCTGGCGTATTATGGATCAAGCAGGCAACCTACTGGTGCGTAAGCATCACGACTACGGCCCAAAGAACATTGCTCACTCACCAGGTGGACCACTTAATGGTTTGCGTGTACGTATGTGGGACAAGATAGCTCGTATCAATAACCTACTAGACTCAGGTGTTGAGCCAAGCAACGAGTCCTTGCGTGATTCTTTCTTAGACTTACTGAACTACTCAGCCATTGCAATGATGGTACTCGATGGCGTATGGCCTGAAGCGCAGGCAAATGACTGAACTGCACCCAGTAATCTATGACCTAGTACCTTCTGTTGCTAACGCTATCCATCGCAGATACAACAAGCATCTTGAGAAGGATGACATCAAGCAAGAACTGATGGCGTGGGCTATGACTAGGGTTGAAGATCACACAGTTGATTTAATGGAACCTATCGAAGAGCGACGCAAGCACAACGAGCAACGCATTGCGTGGCAGATGAAGCGTGCAGGTGAACGCTATGCACGCAAGGAGAAGGCTGCTAAGTCTGGCTATCAGACTAATGATGAAGCCTACTACGACTCAGCTAACCTTGGTCAGTTGCTTCCGTTTGTTATTGCATCCATCATAGATGGCACAGTATTAGAGCAAGCACAAGAGATGATTAGAGATGGACAACCTAAAGGTTCATCTTCCCCTGCCGAAGGTGGCAACCTGCTTGCTAACCTTATCGACATCAAGCGTGGCTTTCTTAAACTAGAACAAGAGGACCAGACAATTCTTAGGCTTCGTTACCACGAGAACTTTACCTTGCAACAGATAGCACAGGTACTAGAGTGCGCTGTCTCTACCGCAGATCGCAGGTGTGAGAAGTCTTTGCGTAGATTGCAGGATAACCTAGGCGGGGTGAGTCCTTGGCAATGAACGAAGAGTTATTGTTTACCTTCTTGCGTGATGGTTTCTATCCTGACTTAGAGAAAGCACCAGGTATCTATGATGCCTTTGATTGTATCTCTGTCCAAGCAGGTCATTACATAGAGTTAAAGTGTAGACATACCCACTATCCCACGTTACTGATAGAGGAGATGAAGTATCGCAAGCTGATAACGCAGGCAGCAGAGCGAGATCTTATCCCCTACTACATCAACTCGACACCGCAAGGTGTCTTTTCTTTTGACCTAATGGATGTACCAGAACCTGAGTGGCTCAACCACTGGATGCCAGCGACCACAGAGTTCTCACGTTCTAATAAGGTCAGCAAGTTAGTAGGTTATCTACCCATAGAGGAAGCGGTGCAGCTCTGATGCAGTATGACTATCGTTGCCCTGATTGCAACAGCGTATTAACTATTGAACGCAGTATCCACGAGGAACCACGTGAACCTTCTTGCTTTGACTGCCACATACCTATGGTACGTAAGTGGGACTCGCCCTCTATCACCTTCAAGGGTAAAGGGTTTTACTCTACTGGTGGATAGTGTATGCTTTAGTTCTCGGCAAGCAATTCCGCTTGTAGAGTGCTAGCAAAAAGCCCCCGCCAGTTACGGCGAGGGCTTTTTGTTTTGCCAGGAAAGGGTTAAGAACCTAGCAAGATTATTCAGTACCAGCCGACTCGATCTGAGTGTCGGAGAGCACTGCAGAAACTTCCTCGATAACGGTGTTGAGTGTATCGTACAGCGTGAAGGATTTGTAGTTCAGGTTCTCCACTACGTTCTCTAAGGAGTTGAGCAATTCCGAAAGCTGAGCTAATTGGTTTGCCCGAAGCGTCTCTTGGGCGAGCAAGGTGGTCGAAGCGGGACTCACGGGTCCAAAGTGTGACCGCACACTTCCTCTGCTGGTGATTGTAACCGAGTGCTCTGAGGAAACTAACTGCAAGTGCTTTGTTCTCACGCTTTTCCTCCATTGTTGCCTTTGTTCTTTCGACTACGCTTAGGTCGCTTGGAAACTCTGCCTTTACTGCGCGTTGGTCGGGAGCGAACACCCAAAGTAACGCTAACACGGGTATTACTAGCAACCCAATTCTTACCTTCTGTCTGGTCATTGTCCTTCTCCTCCGCTAACAAGTCTCTATACACGTTGGGATAGAGGTGAGACAGGCGCACTAACGCCCTATCTCTTGCTCGTCTGTAGTTTCGATAGTGAATTGCTTGCTTACCGCTGACTTCCTTACTCTCCATTGATCTTGTCCTCCCACACTATAAGCCCATAGACTACCAGCATTACCGCAGCTATCCCTAACCAGTACATCATCTGCCTACCTGCCTTGCCTGTTGGATAATCTCAGTTACATCTATGGTCTGCCCTACCAGGTGAGCGTCCTCCTCATCACTATCCCACGCAGATACCAGCACACGACTGCCACTAGGTGCAAGGCT